GATATGAGCATGTGCATCTACCACGGCAATTGCGCCGATGGATTCGGAGCGGCCTGGGTGGTTCGTAAGGCGCTCGGAGAGATTGAATTCCACGCCGGCAAGTACCAAGAGCCGCCGCCCGACGTGACCGGCAAGGACGTGGTAATGGTGGATTTCAGCTACAAGCGCCCGGTGCTGCTGGAGATGGCAGAGAAGGCCCGCAGCATCCTGATTCTTGACCACCACAAGAACACAACCAAGGAGAAATAAAATGTACTACGAAACTCTCACCGACGAAGAATGGAAAAAAGCAGTTCAAAAGATTCACGCCGACCGCCAAGCGTACCTGGCAAAAAAGAAGACTGAGGAACAGGCAAAGAAGGTGAAGAAGTGAATCCGAGTTATGTCCCGAAAGCCCCGCAAGGGGCTGCAAAGCGCATTTACCAGTGCATTGGGTGTGAGCGCGGGTATGACAAGTTTATCTTGGCGCAAACCTGCCAATGCGCTCACAAGGTGCAGCAGAAGAAGGAATGCCCGACATGCAAATGCTGGTGGCCGCTCGATGTTGATCGGTGCTGCGGGGAGATTTTGAAATGATGTGCCTGTTCTGCAAAAAACCAATGGCTATCCGTAGTGGCCAGCATGGAGATTTTTACTACTGCCAATATGGAAACCACGGAACTATCAGCGTTGAAAAATACAAAAAAATAGCAGCATCCATTCCGCAGGATGGATTACCTATCGGCGGAAGCGACCCGTTGATGATGGCGGTTGAGCGTGCGCAATCCGCTCTTGGGTATGGAGCCATGACAGACCTAGAGCGCTTTTACATAGATAGCCCTGTGTATGATCCCGATGAGTTTTGGCAGGACGTGAGGGATTACTGATGCAGCCAAAACGAGGCGGAGCAGGACGCGGCCAGGGCCGAAAGCCCTTGGCGAAGACGGGCGAGCTGATGAAAGCCCGCCCGGTACGGATGACCGACGAGGAATGGGCGAAGTGCAAACGCCTCGGCGGGGCAGCATGGGTGCGGGCGAAGATCAAGGCGGCCCGTGAAACATAACGGCTGAAATAACCGGCGTGCCGCGCTTTTCGGCCAGTCCGGGTTGGTTGATGGGTTCGGCGGCGTGTCACCAGCGCCGACTTTTGACGAGAGGAAGATGATGAAAACTGAATACCAATATTGGCTGAAAAAAGCGCAAGCGAAAGGTTGGACGGTTCCGACCAACAACGCACTGCCCGAACACTCGTGGATTGCTTATTTAGATACACATCCGTTGCCTGTCGATGGATGGACAATAGTTGACATCAAGCTGAGAGACGGAACCGTTCGTATGAAGCAAATCGCCGGACAGCTTTCTTGGCCGTGGGGAAAGACCGGGCGTGACATCATCGCCTACCGCATACATAAGGAGAAGTGAGATGACTGACCTATCGCCAGATGAACAGGCGCTGTTTGAGGCGTGGGCCACAGGAGCAACGATGAACACGACCAAGCATGACAGCCCCGGTGCCGTGGCGGGTCAAGTTGACTGCAATGTTAGGCCGCTGGTGGAGAAGCTGGCTGGCCTGGCGCGTATGAGCCACTACGGTTGCGATGACCGCTGGTATAGCTGCCCAAAGCACGAAGACGGCACCGCCAACGAGTTCAAGACGCCCGGTGAGTGCGACTGCGGCGCCGACGAGCACAACGCCGAGGTTGACGCGCTGGCCGCCCAAATCAATTCATTCATTTAAGGAGACACCATGTCACCCGCATCCGCACTTAAATCCATTCGCAACCAGATCGACCAGCTACTCACCGAGCTGGGCAGCGAGCCTGAAGAAATCGCCTTTCACATCACCATCAGCGCCCCGAAACTCAAGGCGGGTGATCCTACGTGTCCGGTAATTGGCTGGGTTGATCCTATGGGAAAGTTTGAGGAGAGATCATTTTCGTTCAATCCTGAACCTGGATGGGCTACTGTTATCCGCCAGCAATGAAGGAGGGAGCAGCGTGAAACTTCTCTCTTTCATCGAAGCAACTGATGTCTTCGACCACCCCATTCTCAAAGTCTGTGCTCACATTGGTTCCGAGACTCTTCACATCGGTTCTATCGGAGAGCAACACCTTATTATCCACCGTCCAGTTCCGCCCCACATCCTCAAGGAACTCTTGACACTCACCATTCCGGACACCAACTTCATGATTGATGACGTCGCACTCGCAGCCTACCGGGAGCAATTATAACATGCCAATGCCACGTAACACGCACCCAAAAAAGCGTGTGTTTTTCTTTCTCGACGAGCGTCTCATGCTCGAAGCAGAACTATACATGCGCCGCAACATTTCGGGCAAAGTTAAATATGGCGAGTGGGCAAAGTTGTGGGAAAAACTTTTGTCCGACTGGCTGACCGAGCAAGCGAAGAATCACACCCAATCACCAACCCAAGGAGCACAAGATGGAACCGCAAGTCCCGCAAACGACAACACCTGAGACCCCGAAGGAAGTCGATGTTGTCGAACTAACCGAACGCGTACTCAAAATTCGTCGTGGCGAACTTCCGCCAGACGCAGTCACAACAGAAGAACTTCGCGCGGCCGTGAGCAAGCAACGCACGATTTTTGCCGAAGGTGTGACCAAAGAATCGGCGGCAAAGAAATCCACCAAGCCGAAGAAGCAAGGCGCGATTGACTTCTCGGCCTTGGAATTCAACATTACGTCGGCTGATAATTCCTCAGAAAGTGGGGGGCTGTTCTAATGGCTGCGCGCGCACCTTTTCCCACCTACGTGGATAACTCCATGCGCGGAGAATTTGTCTCGTGTCCCCACTCGTTCTACAACAAATACATCCTTCGCCGCACCCCTGCAATTCCTTCGATCCATCTTCACGCAGGTGCGGCCTTCGCCAAAGGACTTGAAGTCGCACGTCTCTGCTACTACGACCACGGCTTCTCCGAAGACGAAGCAGTGACAGAGGGAGTGCTTGCGTTGGTGGATTCGTACAACCCCTACGTCAACAACCCAGACGACGTCAAAACAGTTGACCGCATGGCAAAAGCTTTGATCTACTACTTTGCTGTCTGGTCTTTGCGCACGGACTTCATCAAGCCGTATAAGATCAATGGCAAGTCAATGGTCGAAGTCGGATTCTCTATTCCACTGGACGTCAAACATCCAGAAACAGGGGAACCAATCATCTACTGCGGGCGCTTCGACATGCTTGGGGAACGCGATGGGCACATCTGGGTCGATGACGAAAAAACTGCTTCGCAACTTGGGCCAACGTGGGGGCGTAAGTTCGATCTCTCGGCGCAGTTTTCTGGGTACGTCTTCGGCGCCCAGGGGTTCGGCCTTCCGATTGCGGGCGTGAATATCCGCGGCGTTTCCATCCTCAAGACAACCTTCGGTCACGCACAGCACATCTTATACCGACCCGAGCACCTGCTTCGGCGTTGGCAATACCAACTCCTGCGGGATATTGATCGCATGATTGAGTGCTGGAAGGCTAATTATTGGGACTACAATTTCAACCACAGCTGCGGTATGTTCAGTGGTTGTGACTATCTCAAGGTCTGCCAAGTTCACCCCGCCGAAGAATTGAACTGGCTTAACGGGCCGGACTATGTAGACAACACGCACAACCCGTTGGAGCGCCACAAATGAAAACACGGGAGGCCGTTTACCAGAAAAGAGTAAATGGAAATTGGGTTTTTGTCGGTAGGGGTTATCGAGAAGTACCTGATGACTTTAACCGAAGCTACCATTTTTCACGCGTTGTTTGCTGCAGAACCTGTGGAGAGGCTTTTTTAAAACTTACCGTTATGGGGGCCAGCTTCTACATAGACAACGGTACTTGTTCCGACTGCGAAGAAACGCGTTTTCCTGTTGGCTCGTTAAGCCGATTAACTAACCACTGGTTTTCTATCTCACAAGGTTTATGCCCAGATATAACCGGAGTACCTGATGAAGTTCTCATTGACGAATTACTTTACCAACAAGGAGTAGTAGATCATGTCCAGCATTACACTGACAGTCGGATCACCGCAAACACCAACCCCTTCGCCGACCGTTTCATCTCCGCCGACCCAGACCGTAGCGCCAGTAACTACTGAAGCACCGGGAATCAAGTACCTCCACACTCTACGTGGCCCAAAGGTTATGCTCTTAGGTGAAGTTGGTTGTGGCAAAACCTGGGTGCTTCGTACTCTTCTCCCTAGCTACACCGCCGGCGGCCAGCGCAAGACTGGTGCTGGTCTCAAAGTTGCAGCAATCTTCACCGAACCCGGCATGGATGCTGTCGCTGACGTTCCGTGCGAAGATGGTTTTCACTTCATGTACATTCCCGCCGCCACCCCTTCTTGGGACTCGCTGCTCAAAAGCACAAAACTATTGTCCACGATGACAATGAAAGACCTTGCCAACATGGATGGAATTGAGAAGCGGGAGTATCAAGACTTCTACAAGGTGATACAAGCATGTGCGAATTTCAAATGCGACCGCTGTCAGCAGACCTTCGGCCCGGTGGACAAACTCCCTGTCGGCGAATGGGCTGTCGCCTTCGACTCCCTGTCTGGCCTTTCCTCAATGGCGATGAACTTGGTGATAGGTTCGAAGCCAGTCAAGGACAAGGGCGATTGGCAAATTGCAATGGACAATGTCGAGCGGTTCAACACCAAGATCACGAATGATATTGATTGTACTGTCGTGATGCTTTCCCACATCGAGCGGGAGCCAAACGAACTCACAGGTGGCGAGAACTTGACCATGTCCACTCTCGGCCGGAAGCTCGCGCCAAAACTCATCAAACCCTACAGCGATGTGATCCACGTCAAGCGCAAGGAAAATAACTACTCGTGGTCCACAGTCACGCCAAACATGACGCTGAAGACCCGCAACTTGACCTATGCGGAGAATCTTCCCCCGACCTTCGAACCTCTTATCAAAAGCTGGCGTGCAAAAGGAGGCGCGCAATCTGAGTCTTGACATTTGCCTTGCTTTCAGGCATACTAACCATTCGCTTTGGAAAAAGCGTTTTCTTTTCTTTCACATTGGAGCATACACATGAACACATCAACCTTCGACGTCGCATCCTTTGCCAATACCGAGATCAACGATACCAACGACGACAAGTTCATACCTTGTCCAGTTGGCGAATACCCAGCCACCATCACCAAGATCGAGTTCAAGACCACCGACAAGGGTCGCACTATCGTGGACCTGACGTGGAAGATTCAGGACTTGGACGGAACGATCAAGGCCGAAACTGGTCGCGAGGAAGTCACCATTCGCCAAGGCGTTTTTCTGGACATCACGGCGCAGGGTACTTTGGACGTTTCCAAGGGCAAGAACATCAACCTCGGCAAAGTCCGCACTGCTACCGGCAACAACATTCAGGGCAAAGCGTTCCGTTTTGCAGACCTGCAAGGCGCGCAAGCCAAGGTGCAAGTTTCGCACCGCGCGGCTGAAAACTCGGATGACATCTACGACCAGATCAAGAGTGTGACCGCGCTCTAATCTGCGAGTAGTTCCAAGAAGTGGTCAGATGATTCCCAATAGTCTGACCACTTCTTTTTTAACTTTTTCTGGAGAGCGTTATGAATGTCACAAATGTCAACAACATCCTAATTCCTGAGTATCGTATTCGGAGAGTGTTTGAACAAGCCTACATCGACGAACTTGCAAAAAGTATTTCTGAGGTTGGGCTTATTCAAGCACCTGTTCTTCGCAGCGACTCCGATGGAAAGGTTTGGCTAGTCGCAGGTGAGCGGCGACTTCGTGCATTGCAGACACTTTTTGCAAATGGCAAAGGCTTCATATACGAAGATGCGTTCTTCGACAGCAACGCGAATTCCATTCCGTATGTGCGCAAGTCGGAACTTCCAGTAGCCGACGCACTCCGCATTGAGATGGAAGAAAACACCATTCGGCGGGACTTGTCGTGGCAAGAAGTCTCTGCCGCCCGTGCCTATATCCACAACCTTCGCCAGAAAGAAGCTGACGTTTCAGGTAAAGAGGAAGTCTCCGTCAAGTCCACAGTCCAACACATCACCGGCGGCTCGGACTCTCCATCCGTGCGTGCCTCCATCGCTCTTGCAAAGTACTTGAACGATCCCGAAGTTTCCAAAGCTAAGACAATGAAGGAAGCGGTGAAGATTGTCGAACGTAAGCACCGCAACATCCTGATGGAAGAACTTAACACCCGCATGGGCGGTGTCAAGCACAAGCATGTTCTTGTCAATGAGGATTCCCGTACCTGGATGTTAGGCTACGAGAGTGGGGTGTTTGACATTATCATCACAGACCCACCATATGGTATTGACATGCACACCATGAACCCGCAAAGCGGTAGCGAAGCTGGGACTCGTCATACCTACGACGATACAAAAGACTACGCCGCTTCGTGCATTGAGGCTGTTGCGCAAATCGGCTATCGTATCACCAAACCAAACGCTCACTGCTTTATGTTTTGTGATATTAAAATGTGGAATCAATGGGCACCACTTTTCTCCCAAGCTGGCTGGTATGTCTGGCCAGTTCCTATCATCTGGAACAAACTGGGCACCGGCTCTCTCCTTGGTGCAGCCAATGGCCCTCGCCACTGCTACGAAGCAATTCTTTTTGCACAAAAAGGTTCAAAGAAGTGCAAGGTTGTTTCCGACGTTATCGACGCTCCAGCAGGAGACGCCTCGTTGCATCCTGCAAACAAGTCCCACGAAATTCTCACCTCACTTCTCGCCATGAGTGCAGTTCCCGGTGACATTGTTCTTGATGCTTTCTGCGGTTCCGGTGGTATCTTCGCCGCTGCGGACGAATTCAACTGCGTTGTCCACGCTTGCGAGAAAGACCCAGTCCACTACCAAACAGCTTTATCCCAACTCAACAAAGGAGCAATCGAATGACAAACTCACAAGTACTTTTCACCTTTGCCGGTAGCGTTCCTTCGACGCTTCCCAACAAAGCAACCAACGGTTCTGCCGGCTACGATATCTATGCAGCCATCGGCACCCCTTTTGACCTGAACCCCGGTTCCACTGTTGCCATCCCGGCCGGCTTCCGCGTGGCTTTACCTCAAAACATGGTGATGCTTTTGATCAGCCGCTCCGGACTTGCGGTGCATCACAACGTAGTTCTGGCAAACCAAATGGGCGTGATTGACTCGGACTATCGTGGTGAAGTCAAGGTCGTTCTTCGCAACCTCGACCGTATCACCTACACCATCCGTCCACAAGAACGCATTGCTCAAGCACTCTTCCTTCCAGTGTTCTCGCCTGACTTCCACATCACCCACGAACTGCCCCCGACAATTCGCGGTGAAGGTGGCTTTGGTTCTACCGGACGGCACTAACATGCACTACCTTGCCTCGCCGTATTCAACCCGCGACCCCTTCCTGCGAGAGTTTCGCTATTTGCACGCAGCAAAAACTCTTGCCATGCTTTTGGAAAATAAGCACTGGGCCTACTCCCCAATCGTGCATTGCCACGAGTTGGCAAAAATCTACAAGCTACCCTACGATGCCGCATTTTGGGAAGAATACAATCACCAAATGCTTTCCCAGTGCGACTCCATAATCTTCCTACTCCTGCCAGACTGGCAAGCGTCAAAAGGTATGCGAAAGGAAGCACTGTGGGCAAAGGCTTTAAACTTGCCGATGTATAAAATCGAAGGAACAAAAGATGTACAAACACTCGAAAACATACGTACTTCTCCCTACGAACGCCCCGGACGAGAAGTACCAGGAGGTAAAGGTCTCGGGATATGGGAACGTTCCATCAAGAATATTGATAGTGGGGGATGTGCCGGGGGAAAGTGATCTAACGAAAGGTCGCCCTTTCTCCGGAGAGTCCGGTAAGGAACTAACCAAGATGTTGCACGAAGCCGGCATTGTTGTCGGCGACTGCTTCATGACAAACGTCTGCAAATATCGCCCCGCAAGTGGTGACTCAGACAATTTGTTTTCTGATCTCAAAACAAAAACTGCTGGTGAAAAACTGCAATCAGGTATTGCAGACCTGCGCGAAGAAATCATTCGTGTTAATCCAAACGTAATTATCACTCTCGGCAACCTTCCGCTTTGGGTTTTAACAGGACACGACAGTGTCGAATCTTGGCGTGGTTCTGTTCTTGAAACTGTGGAGACTTTCAAGGGTCGTCGAGTCAAGCTCATACCAACCTACCACCCCACCTACGTTCAGCGCGTTTGGGAAAGTCGACCAATCGTTATTACAGACTTGCGTCGAGCGGCTGGTCAGTCAGGTTTTCCTGAGTACATCACTCCCAACTATAACTTTGCTGTCCCTCAAACAGCCAACAGTGTTCTTGAAGAGCTGGATAAATTGTTCGCCCGGCTCGCCACCTCAATTCGAGTATCGTGTGATATCGAAACCATACGTCACCAAATTGCGTGCATTGGTTTCGCCTGGTCCAAGACCGACGCCCTCTGCATCCCCATTCGTACTTCTAGGGAATATTGGACACTCGACGAGGAAGTTGCAATAATTCTCTCCCTTCGCAAAATTCTCTCCCACCCAAATTGTCGTATCGTCGGACAGAACTTTGCCTACGATGCGCAGTATATCTGTCGCAAGTGGGGGATATCCCCAAACCTTGTTGACGACACCTTGATTCAAATGCACGTCGCTTTCGCAGGTATGCCGAAAGACCTTGCGTTCCTATCCTCCTTGTTCTGCGACTTTCACGTCTACTGGAAAGACGACCTCAAGGATTACAAATCTGCCCCCACAGACGACATGCAGTTCTTCACCTACAACTGCACCGACTGCGTTCGCACCTGGGAAATTGCAGAAGCACTTGATCGCGTCATTGACTCGCTCAACCTGCGGGAAGTCTACCTTTTTCAAATTCGACGCATGTGGCCAGTGCTACTAAACGTCATGCTTCGAGGAGTGCGTATCGACAATAAAGTTCGCGGAAGTCTCACCGAGCAAATGCTAGATGCCTCCGAACAGCGGAGGCATTTCATTGAGCAAGTTGTTGGCTATGACTTGAACCCCAAGTCACCCAAACAGATGTTCAACTTTCTCTACAACGAACTTGGTCTTCCCTTTGTCAAAAATCGGAAAACAAAAAAGCCCACTGCAAACTTCGACGCCTTAATGCAACTGTGCGAGAAACTCCCAATCCTCTACCCGCTTGCAGATGCACTCATCGAACAACGTTCAATCGGCCAATGTCTTGCCGTGCTGTCCAGCAAACGCATCGACCCTGACGGGCGTATGCGAACTTCTTACAACCTTGGCGGCACAGACACCTACCGACTATCGTCAAGTGAAAATGCCTTTGGCTCTGGTACCAATTTGCAAAACATTTCGGCCGGCAAAGCGAAGACTCGTTTTCGTATGCCAAACATGAAAACTCTTTTTGTTCCCGAACCGGGAAAAACTATCGCTGACTGCGACCTTGACCGTGCAGACTTGCAAGTCGTGGTGTGGGAAGCTGACGATAAAGACCTAAAGGAGGCACTCCGCCGTGGAATCGATATGCACTGCTTCAACGCCGTATCCATCTTTGATCTTAAAGGTATTCCGCCCGACGAATTGATGGAAAGCCATCCAAACTACAAAGATCACCGTGGTCGTATTGGGGAATTTAGACGTCAGCAAGCAAAAGCAGGTGTACACGCGGTGGATTACTATTGTCAAGCCCGAACACTTGCCGGTGTGTTGGGCATTACAGTCCACGCTGCGCAACGCTTTATTGACGGATGGTTTGCTGCCCATCCCGGAATTGCCAAGTGGCACGATCGAGTTGAACATCAACTTCAAACACGTCGGTACGTCACCAATAGGTTCGGTTATCGACGTTTTTATGCGGGAAGAATCGACGCTCTTATGCCAGAGGCTTTGGCTTGGGTACCGCAGTCTACTGTCGCTATTACAATCAACCGCGGAATCGTGGCTTGTGAAGAAAATATTCCCCAATGGGAACTTCTCCTGCAAGTCCACGACTCAGTCACGTTTCAATATCCAACCATTCTTGAAGAGCCTATCCTACGAGACGCGCACAAACATCTACTCGTTACCATCCCGTACGACGACCCATTGGTAATTCCGATCGGATTGAAAACTTCCACGCAATCTTGGGGTGCGGTTAAAGAGCGCAAGTGGCCTCAAGATTTACAGCAACTTCACGTAGGCTAAAGGTTACCCAAAATGGGGAGGCGTAATGCACACTGGATTAAATCGTATTGTCAATTCACCGCGGCTACTGAGTCACCGTTGGTCGCACATACATGGACTGCGGTCAGTACCATCGCGGGTGCTCTACGTCGGCAAGTGTGGCTTGATATGGGGTTCTTCGAGTGGACGCCGAATTTTTACATTATTCTGGTCGGACCTGCTGGGGTTATCAACAAGTCAACGACGATCAATATTGGCATGGACTTGCTCCGAGAGCTCGGCACAATACACTTCGGGCCTTCTGTGGTTACGTGGCAAGCAATGGTCTCGGCGCTTGCAAAAAATGCGGAATCGTTCTTCATCGGCGAAGACTGTCACATTATGTCGCCCATCACGATTGCTGCGAGCGAAATGGGAACACTCCTCGATCCACGCAACAGGGAAATGATCGACGTGCTTGTTGATCTTTGGGACGGTAAGCGCGGTGCGTGGGAGAAGAAAACAAAGACTGCCGGGGATGACAAGATTGAAAATCCGTGGATCAATATCATTGCCTGTACCACACCTTCATGGCTGGGGGAAAATGTGCCAGAGTCCATGATCGGTGGTGGTTTCACCTCTCGCTGTGTTTTTATCTACGGCGACACCAAGACTCAATACATCCCCTACCCAAAACGTACGTTCGACGTAAAGCACGCAGAACTTAAAGAGAATCTTCTGCGTGATCTTGAAGAAATCTCCCTACTCAAAGGGCCAATTACACTCACCGAGGAAGCGATGGAATGGGGGAGTAAGTGGTATGAGGACTTCTGGAAAAACGCAAATGCTGAAACCTATAAGCACTTACAAGACCCACGCTTCGATGGGTATCGCGCACGTCGCCAAACTCACATGCACAAGCTAGCAACAGTCATCAGCGTCGCACAACGCAGTGATCTCGTTATAACCAAAGACGATCTCATTGAGGCTGACACTCTCTTAACAGCCACAGAAATAAGTTCACTCCCGTTCGTATTTCAGCACATTGGACGCGTAGATTCTGCCAAGCTAATCGAGCGTCTGCTCCACCTAGTTTCCAAAGGTCGTATCACGCGCGAAGCAGTTCTCCGTGACATGCTACGAATTGCCGAACCGCGCATGGTGGCCGACATTATTAACGGGGCTATAAGTGCGCAGATTGTCAAGCAAGTTCAATACGGTGCACAAATTTACCTGGAGTTAATCCATGCCGCATAAGAAACTACAACTCGCGTTAGAAAAATCCGAGTGCTGTTGTCCTGCAAAGCTTCTAACGGAACATCCAACAATCAAAGCCGTTATGCGTTTCACTGACGCATCGGAAAGTGCAATTAAAATTTGGCGTCGTGACCTACGGAAAGGCAGGTGGAATTGTGAGTGCGAAAAGGAAAAAGCAAACGGTGTTGAAAGTGGAGCCAGTGAAACTCCCACGACTTCGGGCAGCGCAGAAACAGGCAGTTGTTGAGATCAAGATGTATTGTCTCCACAACAACTTGACTTACGAACCGCCTGTGTTTACCCCGCTACCCCCCATAAAGACCTTGAGCGTCCTGTGAAATTTGCTGCGTATTCTTGCTGGGGCCGAGTCCAGCTTCACGACGAAGCTGTTGCTTATGTATTTGACGCAGACTTTCTCGCAGACTCTTCATGCCTAGTTTTAATCCGGGGTCAGGTATTGACGCATTGTATTTTTGGAGACGGTCAGCAAACGCCAAGAGACCTTCTTGATCGCCTTTGTCGTGAAGATACCGGTACTCACTTATCAGTGTGGCTCTCCGAGTTGTCCAGTATTTTCCCTCCTCCTGCGCACTATTTCGAGCATTATATTCCGATTGTAGTTCTGCAGGAATAAAACCTGTGGCATAGCCCACAGCATCCGCAATGTCAGGATCATACATCATTGCGCCAATGCGGTCTTGAACACCGCCTTCCACTTCGGCGCTCACCGCGCGAGACAAATTCTTCATCGCTGTCGGCATGACGTATTGCATCCGATGAAGCGTTCGTGGATCATTCTCACCTACTGCACGCATGGCATTAATCAAAAGCCCCACGCCTGGCCCCGCCATGTCACCAGCTCCAGCGGCAAGAGAATCATTGAAACTTTGGTTCGATCCAATAGCCGCCATACCTGGAAGTATCTGCCCAAGGCTCACTCGGCTTGAGGCATCAAAGCCAAACACATTGTGCAGCAGTCCACGCATGGCAAGGTCAGCGTTGAGTCCATGTTCCACCAGCATTTCCCGACCCTCACGCTCCAAGTCAAGATCAGTCATACCAAGATTTCGTGCAAGTGCTTTGACCAAATTTCCAATGTCCTCAGCAAACGGCATTCCCATAAGCCCGCCAAGGAACAGTTGTACCAGCATTAAGCGCTTCCAAGACGCGTCACCGCCGAGCATTTGGAACAACATGTTCTGGCTAAATTGCATGAATTGGAACACCACGCTCCAGTTCCCGCGCATGAAGTTTGGTCGGGCTTCAATGGCATACTCATTCTGCGTTGTTTCCACAGCACTCCGCGCATAGTCAAAAGCATTCTCGTTGTCCTGCCCCATTTGCTTGGCAAGCCGAAACGAGGCAATGAACGTAGTTCGGCGGTTAAGCGTCTCCGCCTTTTGGAACATCCACATGGCGTAGTGATTAACCGTATTCACGCCCTTGCGATATTTTGACAAGGCACTGACTTTCGTCAACATAGACCCATCGGCAATTTGGGCAATCTCTGTGGCAAAACTTTCTTCCAAGAAATACGAATTCAAGCCTTTCTCAATTGCCCACTGGAGGTCTTCTTCCAACTCCGAATGGCTCTTCCATTTGGCCATGTCAACATATGCGCGCTTGAGTTCCTTGAGCGTTGCGGCAATGCCATGGCGTTCCGACAAGTAGGGGAGAGTTACAAACGGAACCTGCGTCAAGTTCATTGTTGCACTCGATACATTGAATCCGAAATGCCATAGAGAAACAAAGCTCTTGAGTTCGCTCAACTCCGTTCCCGGCTCATTGATATACTTCACAGTTTCAGTATACCATTCGTGCAATTGTTGGGCTGTGCGGGCATCGCCACTGTCTGTTCGTGCCAAGGCATCCCCATACGCTTTCAGCTGTTTCAACGCATCGCTCAATTCGCTCGTCGATTTCACACGGGCAATATGATTCGCATAACGGCGGAAGTAATCAGCAAAGCCACGCATGGCGTCCATGCTGTAACCTTCCACACCCTTCCGACGTTTCATCTTTTTCAGGAACGTATTAGCATTGCTTGTTGCAATCAAAAAGTCCCGATACGACTTCTGCTGGTCCGGTGACAGTTGCAAACTTTTTGCAAGCACATCCACCATGGCGGGGGGCATTCCAGTCAACGCATAGGGGATATCTTCAACATACGTTTTTGCCGAATTCATTCCAGAGTGCATTTCTTGAATCATTGGAAACGCAGCATCAGCATCTTTCTTGTTTTCAAAGGTTTCAAAATATTGCGTCTTCCCTTCTGTGTCAGTAACAAGCACACCATACTTGCCAAACCGTGGATATGGCGTATAGGGTTTCTCGCGCATTGTTTGAAACCCTTGGTCCAACGCTTCCAACGAATTACGCAGTTCTTGCGCAAGTCCCGGTTGCGTTTGTTCCAAGCCTGGCGCCATCTCACTTCCAAGCAACAGTCGGTTAATGGCCTCGTTCATCTGCGCAAGTGTCCCTCCCTGCCGCATCAATTCTTGCAGCTGCAGGTAGCCGACGTCTGAAAAGTATTGTCGCGAAATTTCGTACAATCCGACCTTGTGCATTTCGTCCAATGCTCCAAGATAGTTCGAACGAATTTGTGAATACACTTCTGCGGCTTTTTCGGATAGCCCGTAGCGTGTCAGAATTTCTGGCTTCAACATGAATGTGCTGCGTCCAGGTTTTTCCGGGTCTTCCATGCGAATTGACATCCACGCTTGCGCCCGTTCCGCTGACGTTTTTGCAAGATCCCCCGCAACAGCTTCCTCATATAGAAGTCGCGACAAACTCTCGACTTCTGCCTTCGGCAAGTCCGACCAAGCTTTCAGCGCATCGTCAGCCGGCCGCAACCATTCAGCCTTGTAACGCATGCGATTCCGCAAAGCGTCAAGCATTTGGGGCACCCCGGGTACGTGCATGTTGAGCTTGGCCATTTGAAACGCGCCAAGAGCTTTGCCAAGAAAACGATTGAAGCGGGCTGTGTCGTTTGCCTGAGTACGCCACGAAGAGAGGCCAAACACGTGAGCTAACTTTGCCATCATGGACGAAGGAGTACCGCCAATACGTACATCATACGCGATCCCTTGGTTGTCGTTCATTTCGAACGCCCAGTAAGGGACTTCGTAGACTCCGGCCTTTTGCTCTTGCGTGAATGACGAGAGAGCATGACGTAGCGTGAGTGGTGCTGTTTCTTTTGCAGACGTTGTTAGCGTCTTCGCACCATACTTGGCAGCAGTGAGAAGTGCGCTGAGTGCTCGTGGGATATTTTCTTCAACTTGCACTGCTGCAAGTTCGTCATTCCATGTCAACTCTGCAATGCCACCTTTAATCGTTATCTCATACGACGCACCTTCCACGCTCGAAGGAAGTCCGACTTGCAGATTCACTCGGACCCTCGTCATATCCGGAGTGGTCACAACATTCTCCGCAACCGGCCTCCAGTTGCCCAGCTTGGTCATCACCACAGCCAAGAACTTCTGTGGATCAATTCTGTTTCCCGCAAACTCAGCTGTTTCAGCCAGTTCGTACACCGCCTTCATCAGCGGGCCTTGATCATTTCCGCGGAGTGAGGCACGCAATTGTTTCAGCAACGCAGCTTTCGACTTGTCTTTGACGCCGACTACGTTTGACATCGTTGAACTTACAGCGCGTAGAATGTTAAGCGCATTGGCGTAAACATTTGCACCTTGGGCTTCTCTCTTTGCCGCAGCGTCTTTCACGCGTGAAGCAAAAGAGTTAAAGAAATCTGGATCGACTCCTTCACTCCCAGGCTGTTTGAACATTTGAACAATTGACGGATCGATGCCAGCTTTGCGTGCGTTTGCGATAACTTCTTGAAACGAAGTCCCATTCATCGCTGGGCTTTGCTTCAAATTGCGAAGCACAACACTGTCCACCCATTTTGTAAACACCGGCAGTGCGGAGAAGTGGGCTTGGAGGGAGTTATACAATTTGGCAAGTTTTTCAAGTACACGCCCAAAGAAACCTTTTGCGTCTTCCGTGACGCCTCCACGCGAGACCATGTACTTGACCATGGATTCAGCAAGGTATTCGTCGAAAGATAAGTAATAATCGGGATTGGGCAACCCGGTAGCCGCCAACTGCCTATAGGCTTCAAAGAATGGCTTGTCTGCCAGCCCCTTACTCATAGCCCAAACACGAAGTTCCGTTGCTCGACTTGTTGCTGCAAGAACTTTGATACCCTCACTAAAATTCATATCAGCCAGCTTGTTCACAACATCGCGATATTCGTTCACCAAAGCTGTTTTGGTATTTTGGTCCGTTGAAAAAAATTCATGAGCAGCGAAAGCGTGGCCAAATTCATGAGCCAACGTATAGGCCGCGGTCTTGCTAGGAACAAACGCTTTTCCACCGGATTGCCCCGAATACTCCGGAACAGGTAACATGATGAACAGTGTGTCAGGCGCCGCTGCTGAAACAAAACTCCTACGGCCTTGCGCTTGAGAATCCGACAAAGCTTGTACACCAAGTGCAATTTTCATTTCTGGCGCGATAGCCCGCACCCAGGACTGCAGCATGTCGCGAATAGGTGCAAGTTGTCGTGCATCAATCTGCGTATCCACTCCAGGAAGACCGTTTGCCGAAGGCTTCAAAAACACAGCCACCTCACCCGGTTGCATATGCTTTGCAGCTTCGCTGATTGGCAGTCCGTCCAAAGGCATACCGATACGCTCAGACGAGTCATTGCCGTACCCAACATACGCGTCGAAACTATTATACATCCCACCTGAGAGTAAGTCCGTCGGTTGCGTGTGGGCGGAGGGTAACACTCCAAGGTTTAACAATTCAGGAACAATACGTTGGTCATACTCCACAGGACTTAACGGAATCACCGGTTCCCGCAAAGTCCTCCCAGTGGCTACCTTCTGCTCTGTATCTGCCGATGTAGTCCCGCGCATAGTCTCAATAGCGGCACGTTGCAACTGATCTTCAACGCCCGGCAAACGCCCGCTCTTCAAATCTTCTTCTTGCACGTAACGCATGAGCGTCGGATCAGCGACAAGCTGTTTGACCAAGTCTTGTCTTTCTCGACTCAGGTTTTCCTGTGCTTGTTGTAATTGCTTTCGGTACGCAACAGTTTCTTCCGCCCCAGCATTAAACCCAGGGCCAGTCTGCTGTGCCAATTGCGATTCGCGATCACGCAGTAGCGAAAGCCGTTGTTCAAAGGGCAACTGGTTGCTAGTTAATCCGAGGTCATCTGACGACTTCCAGGTCATTGTTTCAGCATCCCAGACCGGAATCTTCTCGCTGTGAGTTTTCGTCAGAACATCCGGCGGAGGCGCTTGTGTGGGACCTGCCTTTATCGGCACATCAATAGGCATTGGCGTTGCTGCCACAGGAACAAGTGGTGCTATTCCAGCTTCAAACACTTTTCCAGCCGCAGTCAAACCGCCAACCTGAATCGGGCCGGAAATTGCTGTGGAACCTGCGGTGACAAGTGCATCATGCGCAAGTTTCTTTGCCGCCTCGCCGAGCGTGATATGCTGGTTCGATAACAGCATATCGTTGAGATTTTCAACAAGCATTGTCATTTCTTCGCCAGCAATTTCACGACCGAATAGATTCGCAGCAAAGGACTTCAGTTCGCCAAGAGAACCACCAGCAAATACACGTTTCAAGGGCAAAGCCGAGAACGCCTCACCCCCAGCCTCAGCTGCTCCGACAACACTTGCGTGCAACAAAGACTTACCAACACCCATTCCTTCGTACCGGGACTGGCCGTAGTCTTTCAACCCTTCGGCACCACCGATTGTAGCCAAAGCAGTGCGATACGCAGACTGTGCCGCAGCCGTCATAGCAGCTTCGCGACTCATACCTCCGGCGAGTCCAGCAGCAAGTGTCCCACCACCAGTCAGCATTGCGCCACCAGCGTAGAGCAAACTCGAAGGTACCGAAGACACGCCGCCTAAGACTATCTCCTGTCCAAGCGACATATTTGCTGGCGTAGCTTCACGTAACGACTCCTGCATACCTTGTTGCGCAAGTCTTGCGGATTCTTTCCACGAAGGAACGTTGAACGTATCCCCCGCAAGTTGCGCAACGCCCGCAGGAAGTGACGCTGCCCCTGCTTTGAAAGTTTCAGGTACTGCGCTTAACGTTTCACTCCATGTCGCCGGTTTTTCTTGCTGATTGATAAACTGATTAGCAAGCTCCGGATCAACATCGTCGGCGAAACTATACTTCTTTCCCGACTCACTCGTGAAATCCCATGCCATGTTACATACCTCCAAGGAAACTAGCGGGTGGTGACAAAGGTGCGGGTTGCACAACGGGTGCGGTGGGCGCTGCTGGCTTTTGTTGCGCACCGGCCCGCAACGAAGCAAGAATCGCAGCCTTGTCTGTTGGTTTCGCGGCACTCGCCGAAGCCGCTGGTTTTTCGTCCGCAGACTTAATATCCATCTTGAAAGGTTGCATCAGTTGCGCTCGATACGAATCTTCCTGTTCTGGCGTAATCTTCCCTGCCTTTACAGCACGAATAACGGCCATGTCCACACTCTCAGCATCGCGTGCGTTGACAATATATTGCTTCTGCACCCCATCTTTGTTCTGCTCTATCACAAGGGCAGAGTTGTCACTCAACTTCGAGATATTAACTTTCACTTTCTCGTTGTTGATCTGTGCTTCGCGCCAATTTCCTTCTTGAACTGCAGCTGCCGCGCGTGCTCTCGCCTCGCCCGCTAACGCATCTCGCTGGTTGACTTCAGCTTGTGCCAGTTGCCCAGCATAATTCGCTTGCACTTCTTTCAACGCTGCCGACGCATTTGCCTCGTTCCCTTGCGCCATTGCGTTCTTTGCTTGAGCAAGTTTCAACTCAGCGTCAGCTTTTTCTTTTGCGGGCAAGTACTGCAATTTCAATTCCGTTTCACGAATATCCAAGGCAGTCTTGTGCGCTTGTTCCTGGAACTTCGCAACTTCCATAGCAAGACCTGCCTGTTGCATTGTCGCAGCCTGATTCCGCTGCTTTGCCGTGTCAAGTTGATTCAATGTTCCTGTTGCGGCTTCGCTAAATTGAGACGCAAGATTTTGCCCAGGCTTTGGTGCAGCCATCATAGCAAGAGCCATACGCAATATAGCTTGACTCTTGTCTTGTTCCGTTATTTGACCTTGCCCTTGCAACGCGCCGGCAATTTTCGTCTGCAACGTACCTTGGTCAATCATCGCAGGAGGTTGCACAGCCGGTGTCGGCATCGGCGCTTGTGGCGAAATGCCTTGTGCAATTGTTTGCATCGGAACTTGCGCGGGAACTCCAAAAGGCCCAGGTGGAGCACTGATTCCGGGATTATCCGTTCCAGTACTCGGAGCCATCAAACTTTGCAAGAAAGTGTTGAAATCCGGTTGTTGCTGTGGAAGAAAGTCCATAATAGTCTCCTAACTCAAAACTTTGCCAAGTTGCGAACCTGCGACAGCACCAGAAATAGCGGCGACTAGTGGATTCTGTCCGGGATATTCTTGCGTTACCGCACTTCCTTGCCCGCCAATTTGTGATATGGTATTCGCAGCATTTTGCTGCTTTGTCTGGCTTGCTTGCCAAATTTGCCACGCAGCGTTCTTTGTAGCTTGGTCAACATTTTGTTGCTGCGTACCAACTTGCTGCCCAATCAAATAAGGCTGTTGTTGCTGCGTGAAAACTTGCGGCAACTGATTCTGCGCCGTGATCATTTGTTGGAAGTTTTGGTTGTACAAGTCATTATTCACCTTAGCGGAAGTATCTGCAATCAGCCGCTCGTAGTCCTTGCTCGCCAATGCTTGTGCAATAGCTTGCCGAGAGCCACCAACCCCATTTGCAGAAACGGCATTTCCAGTAATTGCCGGCATTGTCACTTGTTGATACTTCTCGGTGATCTGCCGCAACGTAGCGTCCAGTGCTGCTTTCGCATATGGATTTGTTGCAGGATCGAGCATGCCCCCTGTTGCGTACGGTTTCAACGCTGCCGCAACTTCATCCGCATATTGCTTCTGTACATTGGCAGTCGCAAGACCCGAAGCGTTTGCGGTGTTTTGATTCGTGTTCAACCCTGCCACAAGATCACTAGGGTTGAAAGGAACATGCCCACCAAGATTGCTTTGTTCCAAGGCAAGTACGCTTTTTAGCGCAGGAATTGCCTCACTCCACGGAGTTTTTTCCGACGTGGTCGTTGTTGAGCCAGAGCCCGCAGCACCGGCAACTGCACCAACAATTGACGGAATTATGCTACCACCTGGAAGCACGCTGGTAGAGGGCGGCGTTGTGGTTGTTGTCGTGGGCGGAACAGCTGTGCCCGGAGGAGTAGTGCCCGGCGATACTTGCGTAGTTCCCCCTGCAGGTGTTGTCGTGGTGATTGGAGTATTCGTTCCTGTGGGTGTGTTTCCTGGATACGTACCTTCCAAATCATTGGGGTCATTCGGATTCTGCGTAACAGAACTCGGAGGAGTTCCCGGAGGCGTAATTCCAACAGGAGTTGTTGCAGGAGCTGTCGCCACTGGCGCTGGTGGTTGCGTGCCGTTCGGAAATGCCGTTGCAATTTCTTGCGGCGTTGCAGTACCGCCAGTGTTGGTATTCAAATACGTGCCATTCTCCAATGTTGCATACCCATTCACCGAAGGTCCACCGCGTACCCAAGACTCAGTTCCATCCGCCCCAGCTACTCGATACAGCGGTTGCGCGTCTTCCACCGGTGCTTTTGACACAGCGTCATTCAGCTGCTCGTCGGTAGTAATCCCCAAGTCCGACAGCGCTTTCTGAAAACTCGGCTGCAACGCCGCAATACCACCAGAAAGCGCGGCTGCGCGAAGCACATCGCCACCAGTCAACCCAGCAACTGTACCACCCACCGCCGCCTTGGTGATGATATTGGCTTGTGCGGCGCTAACTCCCATGGTATTTTGCACAAGGCCAGACAATTTGTCCAACCCAATAGCACTTCCGACTTCCTTTATGCCAATGAGTGAACCAATTGCTTGTCCCCAGTTTCCAGTCGAAACACCCTCAGCAACGTTGTATGCCGCAGCATATGGGGCTAACCATTGCATGCCGGGGATGAAACTTGCGAAGGTTAGCACTGTGCCAAAGATACCACCTTTTGACTTTGGCTCAGCGTACTTGCTGTTGTTCCGATCTGTTTGCACGAACACACCATTTCCTGCGTCAAGATATTTCACCTTATCCGCAGGAACTGTAAAGCCCTGTTGCCCATTATACTCCACGCCTTGTTTGACGTAGTTCTTGACAAAATCAACAGCAGTTTGCCCAGCTTTTGACGTACTTGCTGTGTTTGAATACGGATCAATAACTTGGTCGGGCGAAGCTGCAAATCCGTAATTGACGTCGGCAGTTCCGATACGGGTGTTGGTGGGGTTGCGGAACCACACACTGCCATCAGGTAACTGCACGCCATTTTCTTGTGTTTGCCACGGGGTGACGTACGAAAAGGGGGATTGGGCACGCGTTCCCCATGCGTTATTGTTGTACACAGGCCCGCTATAGGAAACAGCAGACGGTAAAGTCATTGCGGGGGGCGGAGTTTGTGTAGTTGTTGCTGCAGGGGGATTAGTAGTTTGCCCAGCAAGAATTTGTTGGGCTTTTTGTACCTGCGATTCGTATCCAGAAGTTCCAGCAAAGCCAGATACTGCTGTATAGAAATTTTTTGTTACGTCAGACAAAGGCATGCCATTTGCCAATTGCCCTTGCCAATAAGCAAGACCACCTGCATCGGGAGTCTGCCCAATAGATTGGTACAACGCCACAATCGGATCAACAGTTTCAGCCATGATAAATCTCCAAAAAAGTAATTACGGAGCTACGTAGTAGCAAGCATTGATCCGCCATAACACTGCGGCGCCTGGAGCAGGGGCAACGATCGTTGTAGCCGTAGCTTGTGCTGAACTTTGCAAAGGTTGTGCAAAGTCTTTCTTCACATCAATTTGCGTCCCACCTGCCGCCATCGCATTTCCAACCGACCACGCCAGCGAGCCCGGCAGGTTGGTCGTCGTGATCACGAGTGTCGCAGTGCCCGCAAGTGCTGCGGTCGCGTTTCGTGTGATGTCGATCGAGGTGATGTAGTGGCGCAGACCCGTGCCGGGCGACGCGAGTGTGAGTGTGGCGCCGGTATTCGCCGCCGCCGTAACCGACGCGGACAACACTGGAATTTTCGATGCGTTAATTAGGAAGTCCGCTGCCGAACCGCGCATTGCGATCGTGATGTTGCCGGACGTGTACGCGCTGCACCGCACGCGAATCCTGCGGAACCCCGTTGCAGTGATGGCGAACTGGCTGCCGGCCACCGCGCCAGCGCCCACCAGCGAGGCAACGTAGGCATTGGTCGTGATGTTGAAGGCCGGGACCGCGAGATAGTTCGTGCCGTCAATCGTCCCCTCGAACACGATGGTGCCGGTGAACGCCGCCGAACGGGCGTCGACCATCACGACGGCCTTGCCCTGTATGTCGACTACTGCTTCTGCGTTCAGCGCACCGAGTAGCGCAGTTGCCACGCGCGCATCGGTCAGGGTTTCCCCTGTGATCGAGTCTAGCGAACCTTGGAAGGGGTTACCCCTTGCGTCAACAATATTCATTTTATACTCCTATCCAACTGCGTATTGCAGTTTATAATCACCATAAAGGAACGAACCATCTCTTGCGTAGAGATCGACAACAAATTGCCCTGTTCCCGGAGTTGCCTTAAAAACTACATCACCTTCAATCCAGTCGTTCATGTCTGTTTCGGCAGTGATTCCTGGAAACAACGACACGCGAGTTGTTGGATCAATAACCGCAGCATCAACTACGGTTATTTGTGCCCATTTAGCTGGCGTAGCTACGTTTACTGTAACGGGGGTTGTGCTAAAACTTCCAGCTGCCCCTGCTAATTTCACCCAGCCGGTACTGGTATATTCATACGTCCCTTCACCATCTCCTGGGTTCCAGTTTTCACCATCGGCATATGCCAATTTCCCAATAGCAGGTCTTGTTGGTTCTTCTGCCAACACCACTTGCGATAATTCCGAATTTTCATTAATCGTAGCCGTTAGGCGTTGCAATTCACGAAACAAAAACTTGCCCAAATCCTCCAAGGAGGCAAATGTAATCTTACTTGGATTAACACGTTTCACCGCCGCACTCCATTAACTACAACGTCAATTTGAGCAGTTCTTAAAGCCCAATTTAACGCAGAGTCGCTACTTTCAAGTTTTAAGGCAAATATAGCCGATGTAAGGCGTGGGATATATAAACGTCTAGTTGTCCCCAAAGTCCAAACCCCTATGTTCGTGTAAGTAGGAGTATCCGTTAGAGTATCCTGAGTCCCAACCGATACAGTTAGCGCAGCACCAGCGTCTCCTTCAAGATGCAATATAAGTTCAAGTGCAGTTTTTGAATCCGTAAGATTTGGACTACCGTCATAGTTGAGGTACGTAAGGCCTGTACGCTCTACTTTAACGCTATGAGCCGTTTGGGTTGTTGAATTCAAATGGTTTGGGTATTTTGGAAAAGGGACACCACAAGCCCATAATTCATTTGTCGTTGTTCCATCGACAATGATAATAAGTTTTTCCGCCGTGTTAAGCTGCAAAGACGAATGTATTGCTGCATAATTATGGGCAGGTGCTTGAACGCCTGCTTGTAGTTGTACATTCGTCCTTATGTACCAGGTATCTGCTTTATAGTTCCAAATTAACACATTGGTGGCAATAGGCTCTAAAGCTACTGTTACCAAATTCCACTGGGCTGCACATATCCAAACTTCACTTTCTGCTTCATTTTTAAACACAGCGCAACGAGTACGCCCAAGGGCTGGGTCTAAGTATTTAAAAAACCAATCCTTCACTCGACCTTCGGCTAACGACCGTTTTGTTGTTCCATTATGGAGCACAATATCACTCTGCGTCACCACGAAATGTTGTCCCAAAACTTCAACCGCACAATTAGTGTTAAGGGCCCCAAAATCTTCAAACAACGACTCAAAAGAAAAAAGTTGTTGGCCGCCTACATAAGACATCGCCCAAACTGACCCTTCGCTGTACAGTATTGCACGGTCGCCCAAAAGTACTAAATCTTTTAAGTATCCTCGCATTGCAGGTACATCAACTTCCCCAGCAGTGCTAGTCGCATCTGCCACATCCCAAGTTTCTGGTACTGTTCCAGTATCGGTAAACGAACTCCAACGAACGCGCCAAGGGTATCTCGTGCCACCTTCTGTAATATCTAAAGCTACTAATACGTTTTTAAATGGCCGTAATAGTTTTGCTCTAGTGCCAGTTGGCCATGCGTTTAAAGCCGTTAAAAGCGTCGATTCGCTGGGAGGTAACCATTGTTGTGGCACATCTACCCCATTATTAAAAACCCCTACACCGTTAAAAATTCCGCCTGTCCAAATGTGCTCTACTCCTCCAGTATACGGGACGGGAACGCCAGAAGTTTGCCGCGTTATATTAACTGTGGGCGACGCACCACCCACAATATACATGTCATAAACTTCAGAGGCACCACAACATACTATGTGTAGAGTGCCATCTGCTGTTTTTACTGCGAAAAGATCATACGTTGCAGAAAATAAATTGTTTAAATAGTAGGCCCCAGAAGCAGTTTGTACTGTTTTGTTTTTGCAAGCAGCGTTTTGTACGGTGTCCAAAAATGAAACAGTTTCTGCACTATTCTGTGCGTCTGGCGCAAAACCAACAGCCCCAATGTCGCTTAGAATAATAGTACGTTGTTTGCTCATGGCCAGAATGTCCTTTTTCTACTTCCAGGTGCGATATCCTGCAAATGGCACCAAGTATTTGTTCGCAACGGATGTTCGCGGTAGAGGCCGAATTCCGCCAGAATCTCATCGGTGAGAAAATCATCAATTTCGTTCTGTGGATCGTACACATCCACAGCAGCTGCAATTTTATGTTTCGACTTTGCGACACCAGTCTCACTATCCGGAAGCCTCCAACCACCATCACCACTCCAGCCAGAGACATATGTTTTTGTCCTGGGATTCTGGTGCAAATCCATGTGCAATTTACAAAAACGCAGCAGCGGATCAACCTTTTCCAGCAATAGCGTTGCGCGGGCCACAACTTCTGGTGTCACCAACGCATTGCCCCAGCGGGGGCCGAAATAATCATTGACCGTGATCAACACCGAAATGCTCCTTGGTTTTCTTTTCCAGGATGTGTTCCAGCAGAAACAGAGCGCGTGCGCCCATGTGACCACTGATTGCAACTCCCGCTGCAGAAAGCCACTCATTCACACCGAAGGCTTTGCACAACCAGAATGTCACAAGTCCAACAAGGCAGCTTGTGATAATCTCCCCAATAAATTCAACAAAGTTATACGGCCTTGCTTTGCCAGCTTTCACTTTGTGGTAAAAAGAAACCACCCCACCGAAAGCTGCTATGGCAATCATCCACAGTGTGGGGATAATCTCCTGCATTGACCACGGAGTACTTGTAGCAACTTTCACAACTTCATGTTCCGTTGCCATTTCAATCATCCCCCATCTGGTAGTCTTGTCCCATGTGCTTGCGCGCTTCAGTATCTCGATACACCTGCTTCCGGTGGCCTTCTGCCAGATTTGATTGCGTATTTCCGAGATCAGTATTCTGTAAGTATGTGCTTGCCATAATTGCAGTTACAGCACTCACAAGCCATTGATCAGCATGCGTCAGCCAAAGATTTGTAGCAGCTGCGTCTGTTGGTGCTGAATCATGAGCGTAACCCATCACGCGCAGATTGTAGATTGCATCCGGAATTGGGCGAAAATACAGCTTAGTTCCGATGTAATCGTAATACTTTGGTGTGCTGGCATCCTCGCCTTCGTACTCCGCTTTCAGAAACGTGAAAGGCTTTCTTTTGATTTCGACCCATTGATCGGGGGTCGTGATCGTCGTATCTTTCCACCAGACCCCACCACTTTCTTCTTCCAAACGAATGAAAGTTCCAATCGTAAGCGTCACAGACTCTGTGTTTGCAGCGGTTGAATATGTTGTGGTATCGTCTGTAAAAAGGAACCAAGGCTGAAACGTTCCTTTTTCCAGCACACGTTGCAGTTGCACCATTTCGATAAGTGCTTGCGCGCGCAACGTAGTATCACCAGTTCTTGCCAAACGTGCCATGATTTGATCTAAAGCCTGTGCGCCAGTCATGGCTAGTCCTCCGAATCGTCAGCCAACGTAGCCCAAACACTCTGCGTGGCTACTTCAAACTCCGGATCACTCAACCGCAGAGTTCCAGTCGTAACTTTCTTCCCGTTATACGTTTCTTCCCGTTGGGAAATTGAAGAAACTTTGCCACGTATAACCATGACAACAGTATCTCCGATTTTCATTTCTTTCAGAAGATCAATTTCGTCTTCTTCAAGATCGAAGTAAATTGACTGTGGCATCTCACAAGGAGCACACACATCGCTCCCAAGAGCCTTCACGTTTTTCTTCTTAGCCATTTGCTATCTCCTGTTGAACAACCACACCCATATGTTCATGGGTATAATTAAAGAAACCAATATGACCACACTGTTTTGACAAGTCGTGATCGATGTACATTTCAACCCCAACTTCATCAAACGCGGTTGCCATTGACCAATCTTCACCCTGGTAATCCTGTTGATCTTCGCGCCAAACAACGTTGAAAAGATTCTCAACACTCACCCGTTTGAAAATGGAGAGATCAATCAACATGATCCCGGTACCAATCCGCCAAACCTTTTGCAATCCGTGATCGTGCGGATCAGAATACACAGGCTCACCAAATTTTTGCTCGTGCGGACCAAGCGGCGCACGTCTTGCTGTCGGCAGTGCTGGAATGGTCTTTGTTGCAAGATTGCATGCAACGACTTCTTTCCGAGCCTTCGCCAGTCGATGCAGAGTGTCCACGGGAAACGTGTGATCGGAATCGATATAGAGCAAATGCGTCGCGCCTTCTTTCAGCGCGTCTCGCAACATATGCCAGCGGCTCTTTGAAAGAATACTCCCTTTTGTCGACATTACCTGTAAGCGCTGCCGAGAAAACCCGGGCACTGGGTTCGCTTGTGTCCACAACATCATCTGCATCAACGAAAGCGCAAAATCCGTGTGCCACGTACCCATGCTCGGCACACCAATCTTCACACGAAGTTCTGGCGCCGATGCTTGAACACTCGACAACATTGCCGGTGCGGATAGCCCTTTACGGGGATCAAATTTCTGTTTCATTTTCGTCTCCTGAAGATGCAAGGGGAGGATTAGTCCCCTTGCAAGTTACATTACACAGCGGCCGAGAAGGGAGTTGCTCCAGCACCACTCTGCGTGAGCTGGCCCCACACACGGAACATGCCGGGCGCAATATCCTCAATCTCGATATTGTCACCCAAGATGCCGCCCTTGGTGGTGCCATTCATGGTGATGGTGTCACTCGAAGCTGCAGAAGCCCAACCGTTGTTCGTGGTCGGAGTTCCGGCAAGCGACGCATGGATCACTCCCTGAATCACATCATCCGCATTTGCGACCTGAATGATGTTGTTGTTGCTGGTCACGGTGGTCTTGGTGAAAAACCGCCAACGCGCACCGCTACCAATTGCGCGCGGAAGCGTCACTATAACACCCGCGGCCCGGTCCAGCACAATCGTGCGATCCGAATAGTCCAGTTCCGTCAGCGCCAGCGTTGCCGCCTGAGCCAAGTAAGGACGCATCGAAAAATTCCGCACGCGCTTTTGCGAAGGCTCGTTGCCGGCGCCTTCAATCAACATGTTGCCTGTGTCTGCCATGATACACTCCTGAGAAAATGAGAAAGTTTGGGGGAATTTCACCCCCAAAAGTAGTGGCTAGTGCTTACGGCACCACGAAGTTGCTGAGCCAGGTGGAGGTCTTGCAGTGTTCCATCTCCAGACCGACCTCACCCATCCACTGTCCCTTGATTTCATCCGCGTCATTTGCCTGGATGTTGTCTTGGAACTTGGTGTCACGGTCTTTCAGATAGCGATACTTCATCGCCGTCGGATCGAACATGAAAATGTCGTTCGTGAAACGCGCGTGCGTATTGAACAACGGGTGGGTGCGCAGCATGATCTCGCCCTGGGGGAAAATCCAGCGTTGCAGATTCATCCCGTAGAGATTGACGTAGCCGTTGAAGTTGATGCGAGTGGACGCGGACGCCTTGGCCAGCTTGTTCAGCGAGTTGAGTGCGCCATTGCCGCAAAACGCAATCCGCTCACTGCCGGCTTCGGTGTCGTAGTCCCACATCGGATAGACTGCATCCAGCAGGGTCGACTCAGTCGGCGTGGTGGTGAAGGCCGTGATGCGGGTCGACGCGTTTTGCGACATCTGGTACAGGGCACCGCCAGTGAAACGCAGAGGCTGGCCGTTGACGCCGGTGGTCTCATGACGTTTTCCGAACAGGAAGGCCAGTTCGATGGCAGTGGAGTGATCAAACATCTTGCGCTTCCGATCGTTCTTGAGCGGATCGCCAGTACGTGCACGAGTGCTCAGGGCCGACTTGGAAACCCGATACGCCGTCTTGAAAATCTGGCAGTAGTTGTAGAACTTGGTCGGGTTGCGCGTAGAGGCGTTGGGCGAGGTCGAACCTTCTTCGAACGCATTGCCAATCTTCGTCAGATAGACGTTGTTGCCGATGGTGTCCGCCGTGGTATTGGCTTGTCCGCGCTTGACCACGAAAGTGTTGGTATCAGTCACACTCGACACCATCAGAATTTCGTGAGCGTACGAAGACGTCAACGCGGCTTCAACCAGCAGCAAGTCGCCCGGCACCAGGTTCAGCGCATCGCCGGAATCCACGATGATGGTATTGGCAACCGAGCTGTAGCCGGTGGTGTAATCCACCTGAAGGCGCACGGCGTTCAGTTCTTCTTCCCACCACGCGAACTCGGGGTCATCCGTCGCCTCGCTTCGCATCTTACCCGTCAGGGCCAGAAGTGGCGTGGTTCCGTTCGGATTGCGCCACAGAATCATTTCACGGAAATTTTTGGGGCGTTCATCCGTCCCCCAAGAGCCTGTTCCGCGCAGACCAGCAATTGCAGCCATGGTATTACTCCTTTGAAAAAGAAAAAATTACTCGTCGTCTTGCAAAAGTTCCTCAGCAAATTGGACAAACTGATTGTCCGACTTACTGGGAGTCAGAGATGTTGCACCGCCGGGCGCAGCAGGTGGCATTGGCCGGCCGGGTGTTTCTGTTGTTACTGGCGGAGAGCCGAACTTCTTGGACAAATCCATGCCCAGTTCCACTGCCGCCATGAGTCCACCGCGCTGAGAAACTTCCTCGGCAGTAGCCTGTGGGTGATCGCGTCGATATGCAGTAACATGCTTGGCCACAACTGCGAGTTGGTCATCCGTGGTAAACTCCGGCCAGTCCGTTTGGAACTTTTTCCACGCATCTGCTTTGTTGTTGAGAACTGGTTGCGTTTGTTCCATCATCTGAGGAAGCATGGTTTGAAACAACCGCATAGATTCTTCAACAGCATTCGCATGTGCTTGGGCAAGCAACTTCGGCAAAGCCGTTTCCGGAGACACTGCAATTTGTGACGCCTGTTCGGGAGTGATCCCGTACCGCTTTTCGACTTCTGCAAGATATGCAACACGAGCGTTCGTGCGCTGTTCTTCTTCAGCCCTACGCGCAGCTTCTGCATCCACAGGTGGGGTTACCACCGCAGGTGTCGGCTGGGCTACGGCTGGCGTTGGAGGTGTCGCAACTGGCTGAGGTTCAACAACTGCCACAGGCTCTGCGGGAACTTCTGGAGTTCCTCCGGCAGGTTCTGTGGTGAATGTTGCATCCTCATCATCCAAGTCGGACATGCTTGCGAGTTTTTCCCAACTGGTAGCTGAATTGCCAGACTGATCGTCTGCAACAGGTGGTACCGCGGGAAGACTTGGGATTACTTCTGAATTACTCGTTGTCATCATTTGCTCCTTGTTGTTCACGAAGAATTTCAATCTGCTCTTTGTAGTCCGAAATTAAAGTTTCCGGAGTACGCATAATTGTTTCAATTCCAACACCTTCACCTTTGAGAAATTCCTGGGAAAGCGCATCGTCGAAACTTTTAAGGGGTGTGGCAAACACTTGCTGTTGCCGGATTCTAACCTGCCCGTTTGCGATATCACGCAGTCGGGCCCATCCCCGGGATTGCACCAGTTCTTCCAACTCGCGACATGTCGTTAGCATCTGCTGGAGACTTTCCTGTTCCTGCTGCGATTGCTGCATTTTGACCTCCTACTGGGGTTGTGTTACCTGCTTGAATGTTGTTCTGAAACTGTTGGTCTGGAAGCACTTGTATCCGAAACTGCTGGATATTGCGAAGTCCTGCGAGACGCGCCATCCACGCAAAGATACCTGCCATGTCGTATTGCTGCGCAACTTGCGGTACTCGCCCAACATTCATCAAAATGTCTTTCCACAAGTTTGACTGAGCAAACCGATCGACTGGCATAGTGCCATCAACTGGCACAAAGTCGAAAAAGCCTTGAATTGTGTCTGGCGAGACCAGCACATACGGTGCCATCTGCGGGGCAAGATCACCAGCAACGCGATACATTTGTTCTTTTTCCAGCAGTTGCTGTGTGTTCTGCACAAGTTTCTGCGCATGAGGTGCGAAACCAACAGCACTTGCATACTCACTAAGAGTTTTCAGGCGATTGACACCCATGGTGGACGACGTCCGAACCTCGGTGGCAGTTTTTCGACCTCCCTGATTCAACATACCCATGATGTTGTCAACAACACCCGTCGCGCGCTGCATCAAATCGCCCACAATAGCCACATCTCCGATATGCGTACGAGTCATATCGTTTGTTTGCAGCTGAAACACAGCAGTCCGCGCGTCCGTACCATACGCCTCTGGCCGCAACCTCACAAGTTTTCCTGCGTTCGGATCAGTCATGTCCTTCATAGTCACGCGCGAAGGATCAACAACATATTGGTCGTTCAGCGCCTTGCGGACATTGAAGAAGTGCGTGTTAAACAGCCATTCCATTGTGGAATTCAAAGGCTGCAACACTTCAAGCATACCACGCTTGGAAAGATTGTAGCCTTCAATCTCGTATTCCAGCACATTGCAACTGAATTTCCCGTGATTATAATTCATCGGACGGGCATCGATGATAACTTCATCGTTCCCAAGCGTGAACACCCATTTTTCCGGAGACGTCGATGACCCAACACCCCAGTCTTTTGGCACCAGTTCGATTTCCATTTCAAGCAAACCGAAGAACCCTTTATCTGCTTCATCCACGGCAAGACGTGAAAAGTCGATAGACTGCTGTGCAGCATCTGGAAGCTGCATAGACTTGCCCCCGGTGTCGCGCTCACCCGCAAGACTTCCTGTTTTGCCAACTCGTGCAAGCGTTTCGAGGTTATAATACCGACCATTCTCGCGCCCTTTTAGCAGCGTGTTCCAACCTACTTCGACATAGCGGCCACAGAATTCTCCACGTTGGAAATTTGCAAGCGTCACGCGAGGATCAGGGTACCAATCCTGTGGGCGAATGTTGAACATCTTATTGCCGGTGTAGCCCGCAACGCGACGAGTCTGGCGAACCTTTTCCTTTGTTCCCGGCATTTCGATGCCAAGGTACTTCTTCGGACGTTCGACAATCTCAGTCACGTTGGTGAATTCTTCGTCCCAATATTCGCACATGACACCAAGACCATACTTCATCATGTCATGGAGCCAGATGTAATACACCGGCACCGCACCGCCTACAGTCACTTGATAGTCAATGAGCGCTTCCAGCCCCATCGTTGCCTGTTCGGGTTGCCCATGACGCGCCATGAACTGGTGAATTGGGCTGCGGGAGAGAAATACGCTGGTAACGTACGTGTGCGCACTCAGCAACATCGCGTAGCTGTAGGGAATTTCCAACGTAGTGAACTGGGGCTTCCCATTTTTGCGCAACGTTTTCCGTTTGGCGTCATTCTCAGTCTCGTAATTCGACGAAACCATAAACTGGTCTTCTGCAGCTGCCCAAGCTGTCCGACGATCCGACATTTTTCTTGACGAAAGCCGCTTGCGCGCAAGGATTGCATCACGAATACGCGTGTGCAGGGGTGTACCATAGGTTATCTTGAATGATCCACTCACGGTGCGGCTCTCCAGTTATCCAACTCAGGAATATCTTTTTCGCCAAGAACGGAGTATTCTCCTTCTATAGCGAGTTCGTTTCGTGCATTTTCAACACCAATGGCAACGGCATCAATCAAGTCATCGTGATCTTTGAACAATTGCGAGTATTGAATGAATTGATCAACAAATTCCGTATGCTCCTTCTTGCAGTACAGATGCCCATACACTGCCACACCATTCAACGCCTGCGTAATCCGATAACTCTTTCGTTGTTTGGAATCGAACTTATCCACCGGCACATACACACGCGTCCGATCCATTTCTTTTTTCAAGCCAGAAGCCAACGTGCGCTGATACCCCACAGTTTCCACTACAACTCTGCGGGCGCGATACATGCGGGCATAGTTGACAATCGCTGCAATTGCTGCGTCACTTTCAACGCCACGAGCCAACGAATAGTCCACAATGAAAATATTTCCACTATAGATTGCCAGCACCACCACAGCAAAGAAGTCAGCTGAAGGATCATCACTTGACGCTGGATCAACCGCGATAAGGAACCACGCACCCGGAGGCAGCACAGTATAATACTTCAGCCACTCTTGTTTGAATGAAGCAGTCTCTGTGGAAATAATCTTGCACTCTTTTTCGCGCATCCAGATAGAAGTCTGGTTTCTCTGCACATACGAAGCTTTTTCTTTCAACAACGACTCTGTCGAAAAACGAGATTCCCACCGCGATTTTCCATGCCGGTCAAAGCAACCGAAGCGCACACCGTGCCATTGTGGATCACGCAAGCAAGTTTCCACAAGGTCTTCTCGGTGCAGCGGAGTCTGCAAGAGCACCATCTTTGCGTCTGGTGCCTCACTCTCTGGCGCCAAACTCTGCGCCAGAGCGCCGAAGAAAAGTTCGGACGTCTTCTTCCGCTGATCCTCAGTGGCAGTTGTTTCTTCATTGTCGGGGTCGTCGACAACAATCAAATCCGGCCGGTAGTCGTCAATGTTCACGCCGCGAACCTGACCAGTGATACCCGCGGCAATCACACGAATCGGGTATTCGTCAACTCCGTGGATAATTTCGATATCTTCACTCGACCAACGGGCTCCGGGGCGAAGGCCAAATGTGTCCGCCCACTGTCTGTTGAACTCAACATTCCGCTTGAGCCACTCGAGGCTTTTAACCGCGTGGCCCTGCGAATTGGAGACATACATTATAGTGTGCGAAATGGCATAAGCGATACGCTTTGACGTGAAAAGCCGCAGCTTCGACGTCTTAGCCCCGCCCCGGAAGACTTCAAAGGCAACAAAGCGTGCCTCGGGATGTGCCAGTATAACATCCATTTGGCGATGGAAATCGGGCGTGTCCTGCCGTACAGTCTTTGGAAAGAATGTGCGCGCATACAGGTCATCGTCAATCGCGCAGAGTTTCACCAACTCTTGCGGGTCGACAAGCTGATCAAGTGTTGCGAGGCTATTCATGGCTTATAAATGTGAACGCCGAAGAACCCAAAAGGAACTGCGCCGATTTCTTCGCAGAGTTTTGTTTGTTCTGGAAATGCAATAGTCCCATCGAACCATTTGACCACTTCGCAACGTGCGCACTCCCAGCCGGGAAAAAGAAACTCCAGCACTGGGCGATAAAGTTTCTCCACCTGCCACCAAGCGTCAGACGTGTGCTGATACTTAACCTCGATAATCGTGAAGCGTCTGCGCTCGTGCTGCAGCAACACTCCATCTGGTTGGCACCAGTGCCACACATCTTTGTCGTTTGCGAAGTGCAGCCATGGACTACGGATATAAGATTGCCCGTATCGCACTTCGAGGTAGTCTTGCACAGCTTTTTCGTACCGAATACCGAGAGCGCGTCGACCGTGTCGTCTTTGCGGGCGGACGAAACTTGGTGCGGTGTCGAAAACAAAAGCTTTCGTGACATGGCCGGCGGGACGAAAATTAGCTGGGGGTGGTGGAAGTCGTGACGACATGGTCAAAGCTATCGAAAATTAAAGGTTCGACGACAGCTGCGTCGTCAACAACCTCAGGAGGGGGAAGGAGTTGCGTAACCTGATTCATCAAGGATCGTGCACTGGCAAGCGAGTCCTTGCTGGCAACAAAAACGTTTTGCTGGACGTTCACAGTCTTAGCATTGCTCACCGGCCCCTTGCTCGGCGCATAGCCAAGACGGTGCAGCATCTTATCCGCCGTTTGCAACAGATAATCAGGGTCTTCTGTGGTGCTAACGTGGCGAGCAATTTTCTCCAAAGCTTGTGCTGCAACTCCCCGCATACGCGTTGGGATATCAGCGTGGACAAGCGTGTCGATTTCTTGCCGACGCTGTGCCAAACGTTCTTGGAATAAGTCGCTGTTAACAATCATGGAAATCCATGCTACGGTGTAGCCAAATTCCTGGGCGCACATAGCAAGCGTCTGTCCTGGATTCTGCAACATCCAATCCATGATCATGTCATGCGTGATAGATAGCTTGCTAAGGTTTGCGCCCATGATTATTTGTGCCACCGCCCGTCAAAGCAATGACGAAGTTCGTGCCCCCAAGTATCGTTCGTGGCTGTAGGCTCGACGTAGATAATGCAAGTATCGCGCATAATAGCACAAGCTACAGTAACGGAATCGCTTTTAGGAGGTACTAAACGACTACAAATACGCGCAGCGTCCCACGTACGAATAAGCGTAATTTCCTTCGTGTTCGCCACCTCGAGAATTGGAAAACTCTCTACCGTAGCACACCCGGCTAGACCTAAACAGCAAAGAAGGAGTCCAAATTTCACTTGTTTCCCCCCGCCAACCGTTCCATAATAGCTGATTTTTGTGCACTTCCTTGGGACGAGCCGAAGTAGAAACTGACAATCGCAGTCCAAGCAGTTCCCAAACTCCCGAGCATGACGAGCAAAGCGTCCGATGGCGGAAGTGTTGAAGTCATCAACGAGATAAGAATCCCAAAGAAGCCACACGTAACACCCACAGCCATCACTCCAGGAACCCACGAACCCGTCATCTTTTGCAAGTCACGTGCAGAGGAGCGATCCTGAACATCCAACGCAGCCAGTTTGATCTTGTTTTCGTCAAGGAACTTTTGAAAATCCAGTTCCGCAAGTTTCAAATTAGTGATCTGTTCGGGAGTAAGCTTATTCCCACTTAACGCGTTGCTCACTGCCTCGACATCGTGAGAATCAAGACCGAGTTTGTTTGCGATGAACGAGGCCGCAGCACCGCCAAGAGGGCCACCAAGCGCGGTACCAAGCAATGGGACAAGTTCTTTTAGCCAGTCCATCAAAACCACCTGTACTTTCTATTTGCGGGGTTTACCACAAAGGCGTCTAACCCCCAGTCTTCGTTGCACAATAAATTGCAATGAAATCCGGGTAGAGGCGCGGCGGGAGTGACAACAGTTTCTCCATCTTCGGCGAACACAGTATCCGTATACATGGTGCCAATCACCAGGAGAGAGAACACGTTTTGCTTGTCAGTCAACCACACTTCTTTGCCGGTTTCAAGTACGCCCCGACACTGTGGCAGCATCTTGATTGCAGTGGCTTCATCCGGAAAAACTAAGCAGAGATCGTATTTCATACTCACCTCGCGCTGGCAGTTAGCCAGAAAACATCATCGTTTGCTGCAAATACTGGCATCGTGTCGCTTGCAAGCTGCGTTAGCGTAACTGCATCGACAGCTACTGGGTAATAGGAGAGGGAGGAAATCCAGCCGTTGAGCCAGTTGGTCCCCTGTAGAGTCCCTATATCTGCCTGAGTTACGGTTGGGAGTGTCCCGCTTGTGTCTGTCTGAACTGCCAGCCCGTTGGAAACGTAGGCGAAGTTGTTTGCCTGATACGCCAAGGCCGCCGTGAGCATGGTTCCGTAGGTTATCGTTCCAATGGTCATGTCGGCTTGAGTCACACCCCCCGCAACCACCAGCCCTCGGTTGGTGTCATCCACCGTTCGGGAGAACATGGCAATCCTGTTATTTGTCGTCCCATCGGAAACGCTAAACGCGCCGGGGAATATGGATGTGCTGCTATCGGAAGCCACGGTGTATCTGGCGACGAGCGTCCCCTGCGTCACATTCCAGAAGCTCGTAAAGTTCGCTCCGGTGATGCTGGCTATGTCAGAAGCGCGGGTGACGGCGGCAGAACTGGTCGAGATTACCGAAGTGGCAAAGGCTCCTAGTTCTAGCTGCGGCATGCCGATGCGGAGGGTTACATCTGCTGCGCCAGAAAACGTAAGGAGAATCCCGTTTGTTACTCTGGCGATAGTTCCGCCTGAAGCTGTTAATGTTGTTATGTTTCGCTGAGTAGAAAGGCTTGCCGATGTTGGCACAAAAGCAGGGTCGCTTGTGGAAACGCTTGCCCCCGCAGCCGTTCTAAACTGCACACGATTACCGAGAGCCACATTTGTGAGTGATCCGCCGACAAGTTTGCAATACTGCGATCCTGTCCATGTCTGCGTATCGGCTGCGACTATCTGAGTAGTCTGCTCAAACACAAGAACATCATTAATTGCCCCGCTAGTAATCCAGCGCAAATCAATGTAACTAATTCCGTTTTCTGTTCCTGTCCCAATTACATTTAACGCAGTAAGGTTCCCCGCCGCTGCCGACATAATCCAATTGGTCGGAGCCGTCCCCGGCGTCCCCGCACTCGCCCCCACCATCGTGTTATTACGGATGGAGTTCGTCCGCGCTTCCTCGATCAGCAGACCACGCAGTACAAGCGTTGCTGGATCATAATCCACTCGCGCAACATTCGTACTCTTTGTCACGAGAGTCCCAGT